GCCATCAACTGCTGCTGACCATTTGCAATCATATAGGGATATGTCTTGAGCGGTGACTCTTTCACCACTCTTGCAAGCAAGTTGAACTCAACACGTTGACTGTAGTGCAGCCGCTTGTGTATCGCGCTCATCACACGACTGCCTTTTTCAAGCAGCGCAATCGTCGTACCTACAGGCGCTTCCTGTTTACCATCACCCACCTGCATATCTGCAATCGATGCAAACCGCTTGCCTGCATCAACCAACATACCTAGTAGCGAAAGAAGCGTGCCACTTGGCTCTTTGAACGGCAAAGGCATCAACGCATCGCGCAGTGACCCACCCGGAGCATCCATATCTCTGAACTCACCTGGCTGTAGCGGCGTGTCATTGTCACGAATCCGTATGCCACGAGCCTTGAAACCTGCAGGCAGATTCGCAAGCGTACCCGCATCAATCAACTGACGCAGGATAGAAGTCGATGCCTGAGACAACCCACCAATCATGTGGGTCAATCCAAATCCATAAAAGCCGACGCCGGGCAAGAACTTGTAATGCACAAAGTAATCAATGCGCTTACGCATTGGGTCATTTTGCAAATAGTTCCTGCGAATCGACAGAACCGTGTTCTGAGTGGGTGATAAAGTAACAATGTACGGCAGCTTGATGCCTGTCTCTTCACCCTGCGCATCAAGGTCTTCATACCCTGGGATATCAAGATCAACGTGCATCTCAAACAACTCGCACTCATCGTTTGAACTGCCTGATGGCTTCACACCCTGCAACTCATCAATCTCTTCTTCGACCTCATCTGTATCGATGTAGTCTGTCGCATCCTTCATCTTGGTCTTGCGATAAAAACCAGACTGCTGAAGCTTGCGCACATCGTTCATCGACATATCAATCGAATGCGTGATACGCGGTGCATTGTCTAAACTGGTGGTGCCATACGGCACAATGAGCTTTTCAGAAGGGATAAAACGAGAGACAGGTCGACCTACGGCTGGGTCAAAGTGCACCTTACGAAACGCACTGCCTGACAACGGGAGATAAAACAACATCTGATCCGTTTCAGGATCGTACTCTTTCATCTCCTGCGTGATCATAAAGTTCATGTACTCCTGAACACGCGCAGCCTGTAGATCAGTCTCTGGTGTACCAAAGCCCAATGTCTGTGTCTTAACAGGCCCGCCAGATGGCAACATCTCTTTGTATGCTTGAGCCTGAAACTGTGTGACCGATTCCGCGAGAAGAGGGTGAACAACGCCAGAAGCACCATCAAATGGCTCTGTGCGGTCTTCAAACTTCATCCCAAGGAACTCAAGTCCTTCCTTGTACTGGTCTTCCCAATCCTTGCGAGAAGACTTGTCATCCTTAATATCACCCATGCAGTCGCTGTAGATGCGACCTAAATCCTGTGAGTCCATCTCCTCTGCAAGGTTGGCATCAAACGCAACAGGCATATCATCTGCCATCTCATCCATGCCAAACACCATGGTGCCGTCATCAAGGATGGCTTCATCACCCTCCTCAATCTCATCGAACATAGCGCCCTCTTCAGGAGCGATACTGACAACAACCTCTTTGGAGTTGTCTTCAATGCCCAACTCATCTACATCAATATCGTCTACGCCGCGTTCAATTGCCATATTGTTTTACCTGCAGGCTACTCTCTGTCTGCGTACAAATTATCAAAGATCTGTCGCGTATCCAGAACGTAATCTAAATCGGACTTGCTGTAATGTATATGCTGAGATGGCTTAAAGTCTGGGGCACCCTCACCTGTCTCAAACCACGCAGGATGCGTGACCCTCACCCTGTTATTGGGCAAGGCTACAATATTTCCCGTCCACTCACCAGCATCTAACAACTCCATCACATGGCTTTGCTTGTGTTGCGCAGGATCATCTGCAATCTCGTTCTCTGCATAATCAACAGTGAACAAATACTTCGCAGGGTAAAAATCACCATCGATCTTCGCAAGCCACGGACATGGCGTTGCACGATCTAGAACATATACAGCGTGAGTGTGACTAGAACAGTCCCAAGGCTGGGCATGATGTACCGCCATAGGCTCTGGCCATTCGTCCAGGGGGGTATCCGCAACAAGCGCGGTGATTGGCATTCTTGCCCACATGGCCCCGCCGTGGACGTTGGGTTCTTCCTCATCATCATCCGATTCGCAGCCCGTAAAGATCACCTGAAAACTCAAGCACCTCGTGGGCATGGTGGTGACGGCGATAACCATGGCATGTAAAAAATCTCCATGGTATCGCTCGTGATTGACAGTATATTCCCTTCTCACCCACGCCTTGAAATGCGGGATGTTGCTTTGTAGATAGGGCAAAACTTTTCCTTATTTTAATGCTTTTCCGAAACCTCTTGTTGCAACACCTACTCCACGAGGCTTTGTTTTGTTGCGAGAACGTGTCGTTCCACCTGTGATCGTCTTGGCGGCAGAGGCTAGACCGCCATTAGAAAAATTAGAGCCGCCTTTCAACAAGCTAGGATTGGCTTTAGCGCGTTCTCTATTGCGCTTGCGCCTTTCCTTCTCTCTTTTTTCTTTGGCTAAACGCTCTTTGCGAAACTCTGCTATTTCTTTTTTCGTTAATTTCTTTTGCCCCATGCCAGGAATCACGCCTCTGATCCCTTCCTTCTTGTAAGCGGCACCAAAGACATCAGGGGCAACATCTTTTGCTTCTTTCAAAAAAGTTAATGGCCCCCTTTCAGTGGGCGACTTTTTAGGTTTTTTGTTCTTTGGATCAGCCATGATTACTTCAACGCCTTGCCGTATCCGCGAAGCGCAGCACCTACACCGCGTGGCTTGCGTGATACCGCACCACCTTTGGCGTAACCCTTCTTGGCCATGCCGCCGTTCTTCATGCCGCCAGGCATGCGTCCACCCTTAGCGCCGCCTTTTGAAGCCATCTTGGACTTCATCATGCCGCCGTTCTTCTTCTTGGCGAGATCATTGGCACCCTTGCCGTCCGCTGCAAATGCAGGAACCTTGCGGCCATCAACCATGGTCATCGCAAGACCACCATTCTTCATGCCACCACGGGCACCGCCCTTAGATGCCATCTTAGACTTCATCATGCCGCCCATGGCCTTTCCAGCAGGCTTGGGCCGACGATTCGCGCCACTTGCAGGAGAACCAGTTGCTTTCTTCTTTCTCTTAGGTCTGGACTTACCCGGAAGGAAATCAATCAACCCGCGATCACCGCCAAACTTTGCGTCCTTACCAAGAAGAATTCTTTTAACAACGCTTTTTCTTTTTGGCTTGGCCTTCTCTAGTTTTTTGTTCAGTGCAATATTCGCCGCACCTAATCCAGCAACAGCATCTGCGCCTGGAGCTTTCTTCTGAACTTTAGGTTTGGCAGGAGCCGCTTTCTTGGCAGGGGTGGTCTTTGCAGAACTACGCTTCTTAACCGTCCCGCGAGCAGTAGGCTTGCCTATGTTAATTTTTATAGATTCTTGAGGCTTCTGGCCTGAACGTCTACGGCTAGGACGGGATGTTTTGGACGTTGCTGATTTTCTTTCTTCAAGATCAGCAACAATCTCGCCCATCTTTGCCTTACGCTTTGTAGCTTTCGCCTTTCTTGCAGTGGCACGAGCTTCGTTTATCTCTTTCGCCTTCTTTGAAAACTCTTCTAGCTCAGCACTTTTCTTCCCACCAAATAAACTGGTTGAAGACTTAGCACCAGAACCCCTTCTCTTCATTCGACCTTCTGCCATGACCGATCTCCTTGATCAATAATATGCGCGCTTCGCTCGGTAGACTTCCTCTTCCTCCTCGTCAGAATAAAGATTAATGAAGTTACCTTGCCTGAATCTTAATATCGCCTGCGTGGTCGTGTCTACATAATCATCGTTAGGCGCAAAAGGAAATGCCGCACACTCCTCAATCACTTCTTCCGCAAATACATAGTTTGGTGCCCACACCATCCCTGCCTCAAACACAGGACTTACCGCATGGACACGAGTCATCTTATCGTTCCCTCGACTCGGCCTGTAATTCACCACAGGGATGCCCATCGCCCGCAACTCGTGCGTCAATGGCGTACCACTCGCCTGTGCCTCAATCAAAACCATATCAGGCTCAAACTCGTTGTACTGCTCCTGTGCAACCGCCTTCAACTCAGGGAAATCCCACCTGCCCTTCTGCGCATCCAGCAAGATAATCGCCTCGCCTTCACCATCAGATGGCCTAAATACGCCCCAAGTGGTAATCGCACTGTAATCCGCTGTCTCTTTCTTACTAAACGCCGTGTCATAGCTTTGAATAATATAAGAACACGGGGGT